GGAACAAGGTAGGAATCAGTTGCTCGCATTTTATGCCAGCTTGTCTGGTAAAGATGCAACGATTGACCACAAAGACGCGTCTGGCTTAATTGCCACAAACGTTGTCCGAGAGGTCTTTCCGTCGCGCTGGTTTTCTGTCATGGATTCTTTACGGTCAAAGAGTGGTGTGTATCGACCCAGCCGAGGTGGAGAGAATACTCATATTTACTATGAGAAGTTCTCCTCCATGGGGAACGGATTTACGTTTCCTCTTCAATCAATACTCTTCGCGGCAATGGCTTTGGCCGCAACTGAGTACGTTGGAGAATCGACGGATCACATCGGTGTCTACGGGGATGATGTTATATTACCCGTAGCGGCTGTAGATACATACTTCCTACTATGCGAATTTATGGGGCTCAAAGTTAACCAGAAGAAAAGTTTCTCATCTGGCTCTTTCCGAGAGTCCTGTGGGTCGCATTATTGGGAAGGCGCCGATCTGAAGCCTTTCTATTTAAAGGAGAGGCTTCGTGGACTATCTTCAGTATATCGAGCTGCTAATGGCATTAAACGGATGGCACATCGTAATTTTAATTACGGTTGTGATGTTCGTTTGTTACCTGCCTGGCGCTACCTTTATGATCGAGTACCGGAGGAACTCCGATTTTCGATTCCTGAAGGTTACGGTGACGGCGGCTTTGTCGTTGATTTTGACGAAGCTACTCCGGCATCGTGTAGGCGTTGGCAGCAGTTCGACGAAAAAGGGAAGTACCAAGGGATCGAAGGATTCCGAGGCTTCTCACTGAAGGAAGTTCCAGTCCGATATAGAACTCGCGAGTATGGGTTACTCCTTGCTCGTTTATCGGACCTTGGTCTTCATGAAGATGAAGATCTGGACGAAAATGAAGTGAGATTCCTTACTGGGTCTCGCAACATGGTCGGCCTACGGCGTACCACGCGAACTTACATTTCTATAAGCTCGTACCATGAGTGGAGCAATCTGGGTCCTTGGGATTCTCTCAAAGGGTCTTTATTCCTTCGTGCCTGCTCAGCTTGGCGCGGGGTGGACGTCATTCTCTGTAAAGAGTAATTGACGTAAAATAGGGGAG